TGGAAGCAATTCAAGACGGCGATAGTGAAAGCCCGGACTTTGAGCAAATGAAAACCGACGCTCTCGAACTCCTTAGAAACTCTTCGCTACGCGATGACGACGGAGGACTCGAAGACGAAATCTTGTCCGGAGAGCCGACCGAAGAACGCTGGAGCGAAATATTTTTGCAACTTCGCGCCAACCTTTTAAGACCTATCGACCTCCCCAATTTCACACAAACTGAATGGGCGAGATCATACAAACAGAATTTTTAACCCCTAAAACGAAACAGATGATCAAAATATCTACCTGCTGTGGAGCAGATCAGTACGAAGACCTAGAGATGTGTTCAATGTGCATGGAATGGGCAGACTTCGAAGAAGAAGACATCGAGGAACACCGGAACCTTGAGAGCATGGATTACGAAACAAAAGAAAATTTTTAACCCCTAAAACCAAAAAAATGGGACAGTCTAAAATCAAGACCATTCAACCGAATGGCACTTACGATAGTCAAAACGGCTTGATGTACAAATTCGAAGTTCAACTCGAATCCGGAGAAAGCGGAGAGGTATCCGCAAAGAGTGAAAACCGCTGGAGCGTAGGCGACGAAGTAGAGTTCGAAGTCACTCCGTCGAAGTGGGGCGACCGTATGCGGCTCACGAAGCCGGGCTTCGGGCAAGGAGGCCAAAAGAACAGCCCTGACATCCAGAAGCGTATCGACGCAAGCTGGGCAATCGGTCACGCTATTACCCAGGAGAGCGATCCCGAAAAGATCCTTGAAGCGGCTGAGTTCTTGTTGAGCATTCGAAACACTTTAATTTCGAAGCTATGAGCAAGAGCCAACAGATAAGATCTTACTTGCTCAAGCACCCCCAGGGAGGGTCTTCGAATATAGCGAGACGACTGAAGTGTACGAGCCAACTGGTATCGAATGTAAAGGCGCAGATGCAGCGTTCAGGAGAACTACCCCCACCAGAAAAATCCAAGAGTGAATTAATTCGTGAGCACATGAAACGCTTTCCTTTGGATTCCTCTCGTGCAATCGCCGATAAATATGAATGTACTGTGTCCCTTGTTAGCAATGTACGCAATTTGAGTATCCTTAAACAGCAAGAAAGCGTCTCACATAAGGTAACCCCTACCGAAGACGGAGATAATGCAAGGAAGGCCCGTCTAAATAAGCGAGTGAAGGTTTCTCGCTCCTTCTTGTGGGGAGCTATTAAATACGAACGCTATGAATAATAAATCACAATGGGGCGATTTACCAGATTTGGTAACTGTTTCTGAAGTTGCGCTCTACCTACGGATAGCACACGCAACAGTTTATAAAATGATTGATCGAAAACAATTGAAGGCTTTCCAGATTGGAAACGTGAACAAAGCCGCGTGGAGAATACCAAAATCGGAAATTGAAAAACTATTATTATGAATAACATCAAATTATTCCTAATCCGGAACTACGACTCCGTAGAAAAAGCCTCCCAAATTATCGGGGTCACTTCGAACACCGTTAGAAACTGGTGTGATAACGGCGGGAGAAATATGCTTAAGCACCTCCCGGAGATATCCGAAACGTGCGGAGCTACCTACGCTGAGATCGTGGAGGAAGTAATGATTTTCGAAAGAGAGGGGGTGGAATAACCCCCTTTTTTTTACTTTTAGCCGATGGACAACAACGAAAACAAGGGTATTTGGATCCCGTTCGAGATATGGGAACTTGCCGACCTCTCACCCATGCAACGAATCCTCCTTGCTAAGATTCATTCCCTGAGTCATAAGGACGGTTCTTGCTGGGCCGGGGACGAGTACCTCGCTGAGACATTGGTTTGCACTCCTCAATACATCCGTAAAATGCGCAAGGATTTGTGCGAGACTCATTACTTGGCTTGCGAAGGATACGGTCATAAAAGGAAGATGACGGTTATCATAGAAGCAACGATTGGAACAAGCAACGAACGGAACAAGCAACTACAGTTGCAAAAGAAGCAACAATCGTTGCAAAAGAAGCAACCACAGTTGCAACTAGAAGCAACTACAGTTGCGCATACTATAGATGTAACTATAGAGAAGAATAAAGAACAACTAAAGAGAAGCAGATTTTCTCCTCCAAGTATTGAAGAATGCATGGATAAATTCGAAAAGGCAGGAAGCAGTACCGACGAAGGAGAGAAATTTCATAACTTTTACGAATCCAAAGGTTGGATGGTCGGCAAATCCAAGATGAAGAATTGGGAGGCGGCCGCCCGCAATTGGATCAAACGAAACAACGATGAACAACGAACTACAACAACGAAAGCACCAAGTAGAGACCAGCTTGAAAACTATCTCAAGCACGGGACTATTTAAAACGACCAGTGAAAGCGCATGGAAAGAAGGCACGAATATTCGAACCGCGCTCAGATACTTTCCAGAGCAAACACGATCGGAGGTCGTGCAGATGATAAAAAAGACGGTGGAATTTATAGACGCGAAGAAGACCCTCAACGGGTTCGAAGACTTCGCCCTCTGTGCAGAAACTATCTTCGACGTGTTCCCGGTTTTTAAACTTGAGGAATTAAGGTTAGTTTGCGACCGCATGAAACAAGGGCATTACGGTAAATTCTTTGAGCGGCTCAAAATTCAAGAGTTCCGCGAGTGCTTAATCAAGCACGAAGAAGAACGCGCCCCTATCCTTGAGCGCATGAACAAAGAAATCACGAGGGGAACAGACCAACCGACCAACGTTCCCGAATACGATGCAGAAGCGGCAAAGCTCGCTTATCGATTAAAGAACAACCCCTTCTTGATACCCGGAAAGAATGATTGACCTTCAGAACGTCGACTGCATGAAATACCTTGCAACGCAGGAGGATAACGCTTTTGAGTTGGCTATTGTCGACCCGCCTTATGGTATTGGGGCAAGTCGCCCTAGCAAAAAAAACGGCTATATTGTTAAAAAGTGTGGAATTAGAAAAGTACCTGTAAGTAATTATGCGCATAAAAAATGGGATGATAAGGCAGTTGAGGCTTCTGTTGTCACTGAAATTATGAGAGTTTCAAAAAATCAAATAATCTGGGGCGCAAATTATTTCGGATTGATTGGCGGTTATATAGTGTGGGATAAATTAAACGGAGAAAGTGACCAATACGGATGCGAATTAGCTTTTAACAGTCAAAACAAACGAACTGACATCGTGTATTACAGGTGGTCGGGAATGATACAAGGTTTACAGGTTGGAAAAGACGTAAAAAAATGCTTGCTTCAAATTACCGATAAACCAAAAAACGAAAAACGCATTCACCCAACACAAAAACCCGTGAAGCTTTACGAATGGCTGCTAATGAACTACGCAAATGAGGGCGATAGAATACTAGATACGCACCTTGGCAGCGGTTCCATTGCAATAGCTTGCCATAACCTCGGTTTTGATTTGGTCGGATGCGAGCTGGATACCGACTACTTCAACGCGGCAAAGAAACGCCTCCAGCAACACCAGTCACAACTTAGAATCCCGATGCAATGACAGTAGCAAAGGCGAAAGCGAAGCTCGATAAGATATTCTCGCAATTCATCCGGCTTCGTGCGGTCAACGATGAAGGGTGGGGAGAGTGTTTTACTTGCGGACGCTTGCGCCATTACAAAAGCGCAGACGCTGGTCATTTTATGGTACGGCAAAAGATGCCCACCCGCTTCGATGAGTTGAACGTTCAATTTCAGTGTAAGGCTTGCAACGGATTCGAAGGGGGAGCGCAGTACGAATTCGCGAAACGCCTCGACGAAGAACACGGAGAAGGCACAGCGGATCGCCTCGTGAGGTTGAGCAACGAAACGAAACGCTTCAGCGTTCACGAGCTTGAGGATCTTTGTAAAATATACCGGGCGAAAGTAAATGAACTCAAGGCACAAAAAGGACTGGAATAACTTCCTAACGAGGAACTATTTAAAACTTCGAACCATCGGGCGACGATGGACGGAGAACCCTTCCGACCTTGTACATCACGTCTACCTTAGGTGCATAGATAAAGACTTCCCCGAAAACGCGCTGGGGTACTTTATCAAAGCCATGTACAACGAAGCCACACGGGGCAAGTTTAAACAACTCTATCACGTAACAGATAATGAACCGCAAGAACAAGCAAGCGAAAACGATTGGGCAAAAGCCATACAACGAGAACAGATGCAGTTGCTCCTCGACCGCCTCAGCTGGTTCGACCGCACCGTCTTCTCTCTGTACTTGCAAGGGTGGAATATGGCTGACGTATCTCGACGGTCTGGGATTGGAGAGTCTACCCTGTATCGCTCACTACACGTTACACGAAAAATCCTGAAAGATGTTCTTCGTCACCGCTCAGAAAAGGAATGATCGCCTCGCGGTCTGTCAAGGTTGCGAACACTTCGTCGAGAAGACGAGGAGTTGTGGCCCCCTCGTAACCGAAGCCTTTACGGACTCGAAATTGTGCGGTTGCCATATGCCCACGAAAGCGCGCCTCAAAGTCTCTTCTTGCCCTTTAGGGAAATGGGAAGCAGAGATAAAAGAAAGCGACCTCGCAGAAATCCGCAAGCTCCTCGACAACCCCACCAAAGCAACCAACGGAGACCTCGCCCGTATTTATTCCAAGGCCACGGGAACGAATACCTCCCCTTCGTCTTGTTCGAGTTGCAACCGCCGGATGTTTAACCAACTCAAAGCCCTTTTAAAAGATGCCCCTCCCGAAACCAAATAAAAGCGAGAACCGCTACCTCTTCATGAATCGTTGTGTGCATTCCGTTATAGCAAAACGAGATTACGAGGATCCCGAAGAGCGCATTCGCGCCTGTGAATTAATCTACCAACAAACGATAAAAGAATGAGCTACACCAAAGAAGAGCGGGAAGAGATAGCGAAGAACATTCGCGAATACATGAAGCAACCCCACAAAGAACAATTCGAAACGGTTAGCTACGGAGGGATGAAAGTCCTACACCGTAGGCTCCCCCATATGAATTACTACGATCGCGACTGGCTCGAAACGATTGCGATGGACGTCGAAGGCAGAATCTTACACCCGTGAAGGTTCTCGAATTATTTGCGGGCAGCCGTTCAATTGGCAAGGCTGCGGAAGTCATGGGGGCTGAGGTATTCAGTTCGGATATTACTGACTTCGGAGGTATCGATTACGTCTGCAATATACTGGACTTCGATATTAACAAGCTACCGTGGAAACCCGACGTAATTTGGGCCTCTCCTCCGTGCACTGGTTTTAGCGTTGCTGCCATTGGTCACCATTGGACAGGAGGCAAGGGAGCGTATATACCGAACACCGACACCGCTCGACTCGGTATCCAGCTCCTAGAAAAGACGCTGGAAATAATCGAAGAGATACAGCCGAAAATGTGGTTCATAGAAAACCCGCGAGGGCTTATGCGGAAGATGGCACAGCTTGAAGGCAAGCTTCGCCATACCGTAACTTACTGCCAGTACGGAGATAGCCGTATGAAGCCCACCGATATATGGACAAACTTCGAAGGCTGGACACCTCGCCCGATGTGCAAGAACGGCGCACCGTGCCACGAAGCCGCCCCGCGCGGATCGCGAACGGGAACGCAGGGACTCAAAAACAACTACGAACGAAGCAAAATCCCCCCGGCACTTTGCGAGGAGGTTTTGTATAGTGCATATTTGCATATATGAGAAACGCACGTAAAGCCCTCCTCCACGCAAAGAACTACCTCCTCATAACGGAGAACGCCGAAGTCGTCCGCTTGCATGTCGGACAAGATCCCGCAACTTTACTCCTCACCTTAGCCGTACACAATGCCGAATTCCTCCACACCCTCGAAGCCGTCATCGTTCAAGCTCATGAATCTCTCGGAGCTTCAGGAGAACCCGAACAACCCTCGGATAATTAAAGACGACAAATTCCAAAAGCTCGTCAAGAGTATAAAGGAATTCCCGGAGATGCTCGAAGCGCGTCCGATAGTCGTAAACCCAGAGAATATCGTTCTCGGTGGGAATATGCGCCTCAAGGCTTGCAAAGCCGCAGGACTCAAAGAAGCACCCGTCTACGTAGCCTCATGGGAAGAGAGCAAGGCGAATGAATTTATCGTAAAGGATAACGTAGGATTCGGAGAATGGGATTGGGATATCCTCGCGAACGAATGGGACGCAACCCAACTCGAAGAATGGGGTCTCGATGTATGGACTCCCGAAGAGGAACCCGAAGAGAAAGAAGAAAAGGTTAAATGCGATTTATGCGGTAAATAATGGAGGCGGTTAAACTTGACAAAACTGACACCAAAAAAGGCTTAATGCTCGAAGCATTGGAGAAGTCTTTGGGTATCGTCTCAACGGCTTGCAAGATGGTCGACATATCACGGCAGACTCATTACGCATGGATGAAGGCAGACGAGGAATATAAGAAAGCGGTCGACTCCATTCAGGACGGCGTTCTCGACTTCGCAGAATCCCACCTCTATAAGCTCGTAAAGGAAGGCAACCCCGCCGCGACGATATTCTTCCTTAAGACCAAAGGCAAGAAGCGCGGATATATCGAACGGCAAGAGATAGAGGTAACAGAGAAAAAGCCGCTCTCGTGGTTGGATGAGTAAACTCCCCGCGACATATTACCACGTCAAAGAATCAAAGGCAAAGATTCAAGTCCATCAAGGCGGCACGCGATCGGGCAAGACATTCTCAATTTTGCAATGCCTCATTGAGCTTTGTCACAAGAACAGCGGCCTCGTAGTTACCATATGCCGGAAGACCTTCCCCGCACTTCGTGCAACCGCGATGCGGGACTTCTTCGAGATACTCAACCGGGAGGATATATACAACCCCGACCTCCACAACAAGAGCGACGCAACCTATCAACTGTGGGGGAATATGGTCGAGTTCATCAGCATCGACCAACCGCAGAAGGTAAGAGGACGAAAGCGAGACGTTCTGTTCATCAACGAAGCCAACGAGATAAACCTCGAAGATTGGCGACAACTCCTCCTCCGAACCACGGGGAAAGTATTAATCGACTACAACCCCTCAGACGAATTCCATTGGATTTATGACGAAGTTATCCCAAGAGAAGACGCGGCGTTCTTTCAGACCACGTACAAAGACAACCCCTTCCTTCCTGAAAGTGTGGTCATGGAGATTGAACGATTCAAAGAAGCAGACGAAAACTTCTGGAGGGTCTACGGACTCGGAGAACGAGGGGCATCACAAGCGACCGTCTTCACCCATTGGAAAGAAATAGACCAAATACCAAATGAATACAAACTCCTCAACCTCGGCCTCGACTTCGGGTACACCGCAGATCCAACCGCAATCGTCCGAGTCTACACCGACGGCCACGGGTTCGCTGTCGATGAACTCTGCTACGCAACAAGACTTACTAATTCGGATATTTCAAAAGTCCTCCGAGATAACGAAGTCCATCGATCGGATGTTATCATCTGTGACAGCGCTGAACCAAAGAGCATCGACGAGATACACGCTCACGGATTCAATACTCACGGAGCAAGAAAGGGAAAAGATTCGGTTAAAAATGGAATCCAATTCCTCCATTCGAGACCGCTTCTTGTCACGGCTCGGAGTGTGAACGTCATTAAGGAGCTTCGTAATTACAAATGGAAGGAGGACAAGAACGGCAAGCAACTCAATGAACCCGTCGACTCATTCAATCACGCCATCGACGCGATGCGCTACGCGATCACATTCAACCAAACGAACCCGAACTTCGGGTCTTATGCTATCGGATAGAAAAAAACTTTTATCCGTAAACCCCTGTAAAGAAAGGGATTCAGAAAAAAAGAACGAAATAAAGCAAAATAAATTTGGATTAAAAGAAAAGAATTGCGTATCTTTGAGACATCAAACGAAACAAAAAAACCGATATGATGAATATTCAACTCCTCTCCACCATCGCAGCCAAAGCGGCTGAATTCTACACCAACGAGGTAGAAGCGATGCCAGCCCTCCAGAATCTTAACGATTCTATCGACTGCGCAATTTGCGCCGCTGGCCTTCACTTCGCTAACGAAGCGGCAGCCTCAAACGCTCGCAGCTTGGTTAAGCGCACAATGGCAACAGAGCAGGCCGATGTTTACCGCGAGGTATACCCTCCGGTTCATATGGACGCGAATGGTAACTATACCACCGACTCCTCACGATGGGCATAAAACACCCACGACAATAGAAGCCCCTCACGGGGCTTTTTTTTTGTCCTAACTTTCGAGACGTAAGGAAACCAAACGATAAAAGTTATTTAAACGATGGAACTACGCCTCCCGCATAAATGGTCTGATCTTACGCTTGGAGAACTTCAGGTGATTATGACGAGCGAAAACCAAATCGAACGGCTCTCTGTTTGTACGGGCAAGAGCGAAGACAAACTTCGGGCAATGCCTCAAAAGCTCATAGAAGCCGCCACAGAGCATATCGATAAACTCTTAACCCAAGAGACCGCACGCTTTGAGAAAGTGCTTACAATCGACGGAAAACGCGTGGGCTTCATTCCCGATTGGGATGCTTTTACGGCGGGCGAATGGATCGACCTCGAAACGTACCTCGAAGATTTCTGGAAGAACGCTCATAAAGTGATGGCGGTTCTCTTCCGGGAGGTGACCTACGAACTCGGAGAGAAGTACGAAATCAAGAAGTACACCGCCAAAGAAGACGCAAGCCTTTTCGAAGAGATGTCCGCCGACCTCGTATCGGGAACGTTGCTTTTTTTTTGGACTACCAGAAACGAACTGCTTCACAATATGAAGTCCTCTTTACTGGAGGTAGCGGGGGAAGCGATCCGGTTGGCGAAAAATGGGGATGGTATCACATCCTCTACGCCCTCTCCGGAGAAGACCTCCTCAAGGTGGACTCGGTTACGGAGCTTCCTATTCAAGTCGTATTCCAACACCTCAGCTATTTAAAAGACAGAGCCGCACATGATCACCTTCAATAACATAGTCGAACGCTTCGAAATATTTGCAGAGAATCATTTCTTTATCAAGACCTTTTCTTTTGGGTCTCCTGACGATGCCGACCTCTCGAAGTTTACCGACTTCCCTCTCATGCATCTCGTATATACGGGAGCCAACTACGACGCAGGAACGAAGACCTACAACATCGAGGTATATATCCTTGACGTTCCAGCAGACAAGAACGACAAAGTAGAACGACAGAAAGAAGTGGTCTCCGATGCGGAGCAATGCGCGGAGGACATTATCGCCGACATTAAGAACGGCGGGAATATCTTCCTCTTCGCTCAAGATTACGAGGTCGTAAACGCTACGACAACACCACTCGAAGAAGAGACAAAGAATGTCCTCTCCGGAGTGCTCTTGGATTTGTCAGTTGCGATCCCTTATGAGTGGGATGCTTGCAACGCTCCTATCGACGGAGTAGAGCCGGGAGGAACGGAAGTCACGTATGCACGGCGCGGGGTGCTACGTATGCTCACGATTGACGGGACGACCGACGTTCAAAGCGTCCGAACGATTAACGTCACGAACGGCACTCTTACCGATGACGGAGACGGAGTTGTGACTTTGGACACAGGAGGCGCGGAGACACTCAACGACCTCACCGACGTAGATACCACAGGCGTAACGGATGGGCAAGTATTGAAGTACGATAACGCTTCGGGTGAATGGCTACCGGGTAACGATCAGAGCGCTACGAGCCTAGGCAATCTCGAC